TCTACTAGCGGCGAACGCATCGACAAGCCTATCGACCGCAACGATCACGCGATGGATGCTACTAAGTACCTACTCAGTGACATGCCTGACATTGGTAAGTACGTAACACCAGCAGATCAACGCATTCCCAGCTACATGTTATGGCAAGAACACGATAAGAAGGCACACAACTCTATAGGTCATCGCTATGGCTGAAGAATATGAAGCAGGTGAAGAATACGCACGTCGCGCTGAGCCTGCTAATAGCGACGTGAACACCTACGAAGGTGTAATGTCACCCGACGCGCCGATTGAAGATGATATGCCTATCTATCGTGTGATAGGTGAAAGCAAGATACCTGTTAGTAAGCATCGCGGTCCACTATGGCGCTCTCGCTATGATCAAGGCAAGAGCGCAATGAGTAAGAACACCGATGCATGGAATGAAGCGTATCGCTACTACAGACATGATCACACACGACAAGGTGCATCCTCACGCCATGAAGAAGCCAACAGTGCAGCGGGCACTCCGTTGCAGGGTTCATTCAACAGCACTGAAAACCTTGTATTCGCTAACGTCAGTGCACTTGTGCCGCTACTGTTCACCAAGAACCCCGACGCTGAGTTCACGTGTGAAGATAAAGAAGACGAACCTAAAGCTCGCGTAGTAGAGAAGCTAGTCAACGTGCTAGCTGCTAAGAAGACGTCACCCGGTTTGAACCTCAAGCGCAAAGTGAAGAGCAATATAGTAAGCACATCGCTTACTAACATCGGCTGGTTTGAAGTCGGCTACACACTACGTGAGCAATCAAGCGAAGCGGCGTTAGAGGAATTGACTAAGTTAAGTATAGAGCTAGAGAAAGCTAAATCACAGAAAGACATCAAGGAAGTTGAAGGTAAGCTGCTCGCACTTGAACAGACTATTGATATGCTCACGCCATCAGGTCCGTGGGTCAAAGTACGCCGACCAGATCAAGTTATAGTCGATCCTACAGCTACTGATCTTGATCTAAGCGGCACATGCAATTGGGTGATGATTGAAGACTTGATGTATACATCACTACTACGCGCACGCTACGGACGTAAGAAGCCTGATAGCGACGAATGGGAGAGCGTCTTTAGTCCTACTAATGTTATCAAAGCTGGCGTATCACCCGATCAAGGTGAGCGTGGTCAGACAGACAACTTCCAACTATTCAGCTATTCCACTAGCGAACACGCTAAGTACGGCTACGCCGATCAGCAGTCATTCCTAGCTGCGCAAATGACAAAGGTGGTCTATGTGTGGGACAAAGTTACCAGACGAGTTGAGATATACAACTGTAACGACTGGACCTATCCTCTCTGGGTATGGGATGATCCCTACGCGGTTGATCAATTCTTTACGGTTGTCCCTATGGAGTTTCACACTGACCCAATCAGCATGTACGCTAAAGGAGAAGTCACCTACTACCTCGATCAGCAAGACGACATCAACATCATAAACAACGAATGGTCTAAAGTACGCAAGTTCGCTGCTGGCAAGGTAGTGTTTGATAAGAACTCACTCAAAGACGGCACGCTGCTTGACGCGTTGATAGCAGGTACTACTGATACTAATTCACTTGGCGTCGATTTGCCAGAAGGTAAGAAGATTAGCGACGTGCTTGGTGCCTTGTTGCCACCTAGCGCCGATGCGATTAAGTTCTTCGATAAGAAGCCTGTGTTAGAAGCTATCGACCGCTTGTCAGGCGTAGCTAGCGTACAGCGTGGTGTAGAATACAAGACAAATACTACAAACAAAGCTATCGAAAGCTACGAGTCGCAGATACAAACACGTGCTGATGAAAAGATGGACGCTATCGAAGACAGCGTAGGCACTGTCTTGTGGCTAGTAGCGCAGATGTGTATGCAGTTCATGGAGAAAGAAGAAGTAGTCACACTACTCGGTAATGAACTTGCTAAAGATTGGGAAAAGATGGATGCGCAAGCTATACGTAGCACTTTCACTCCGCGTGTTGTCGGCGGTTCTACGCTTAAGCCTACATCTAGAGCGAAAAAAGAGCAAGCCCTCCAAATTAGTCAGATCATTGGCCAATTTACACGCGCAACGCCTATTGCTGCTGTTGTCGCTCTCAAGGTGCTAAGTCAAGCATTCGACAACGTACTCGTTAGTCAAGCAGATTGGGAGTTGATATACAAAGGCATCATGAAGGAAGCGCAAGCTCCTGCACCTGAAGAAGTAGAGCAGCAAGGACAAGATCAACAAGGTGCACAACAAGGTGCTGATCGTCGTCAACAGTTAGTAATAGAAGCGATGAAAGCACGTCAGCAAGCGCAAGGTGGGCAAGCTGCTGGCGGTGGTGCTGGTGGCGGTGCACAACAGATGCCACAGATTGACGACATCGCACAAATCGTGCAACAAGTAGCACAACTGATCGACGGTCTACCGCCTGAAATCAAGCAAAGCCTAGGTGTGCAGCTTGCACGCGGTCGTAGTGTAGCTGATATAGCTACGCAGATGATACAACAGATGCAGCAAGGTGCTGCTGCCTAGTAGGAGGCTACAATGCCAGAAGAAAAAGACCTGATGAGTGCTGTAGGTGATAGCTTTGGTATCAAAGACACACCACAAGAGCAGCAAGACAACGACGGTGTGAGTGACAATGAAGGTCAACTTGACCCTCAGTTAGCTCCGCAGCAGCCACAGCAAGGCGAACAGCAGGCAGAAGGCGGCGATAGTAGCCAAGAGACAGGCAGTGATCGTCATCAACCGCGTAAAGATGACAAAGCCGATCAGCTATTCACCGATAAGCCACGTAAAGGGCCTAAAGGTGAACTACTTGATGCGAAAGGTAACATCGTTGCTGCAACGCGACGTGAAAAGCAGCTAGCATACAACCTCAATCGCGCACAATATGCTGCAAATCAAGCATCGCGTCAAATGAGACAGATGCAGCAGCACATTCAGCACTATCAAGCACTCGACGGCATCATGAAACAGAACAACTTGTCCATGCAAATGGCACAAGAGGCTCTGCAACTGCGTGCTATGGCTGAACGCGATCCAATCATGGCCGTTCGTGACGTTGTTGCACGTGTACTAGCAACAGGCGTCACGATGGAAGACCTATTCGGCACAGATGCAGTGCCGCAGATCAATGCACGTGTGATTACTAACGAACTTGACCGCAGATTAGGTCCACTAGAGCAACAGACGCGTCAACGTCAGCAGCAAGCGCAGATCGAAGAACGCGCACAAGTACAAATGGAGGAGTTTGTACAAAATCATCCTCATTCTGAAACGCATGGGGTAGAAATCAGCAATCTAGTACAGCAACACGGCTTGTCGCCTGAAAAAGCGTACTATGAACTACGTAGCTGGGTCGAACGCAGAGGATTTGACTTCACATCGCCATTGAAGCCGCAGATTGAGGCAGCTTTGAAGCGCCGACAGCAGAATGGTGGTCGTAGACAGTCAACACCAGGCGATATGCGTGGTGTCAGTCCTAACGGCGGCGTTGCTACGTCTTCAAACACTAACTCGCGTGGAGACTTCCGCGCTAATGCTCCGTGGAGGGACATAGCTGCGGCAGTGTTCACAGAACTCAACTCAAAATAGGACATATGAACAATGCCCGTACTTCAAAACGTACTGGCTACGACAATTGAGCGTTCGCGCAAGAAATTGATCGTAGCTGCTATGCAGAGCAACGCGCTCATGGCGTGGTGCTTTGCACGTGATAGGATTGAGAACGAGCCAAGCGGTTACAACATCACTAATCCGCTGTTGACAGGTCGCAATCCGACAGTTGGTAGCTACTCATACTACGATAGCCTACCTGTTGTGCAGACGCAAGAGTTCATCAAGCTCGAATACCGCTGGTCGCGTATCGCCGGTACTGTGATCATCTCCAATCAAGAGGAAGATGAAAACAAAGGCGAACAGGCTGCTGTCAAGCTACTGCAGGGTAAGCTCGAAGCACTTGAGCTTAGCATCAAGGAGAAGTTCTCTGCATACTTGTACGGTCTAGGTGGCGGCAATGATCCGAATGGACTTGCACTACTTGTTCCTGATGATCCTACCGTTGGATCACTCGCAGGCGTTGATCGTGCTGTCGAAGTGCAGTGGCGTTCATCGAGCTACGACTTCTTGGGCACACTCAACAGTACTAACATTGAAGAAGCCTATGATGACGTATTGCTCGACCTCAAGCAAGGTACAGAGCGTCCTAAAGTTATCATCACGGGACGCAATCAGTATCGCTTGTATCGTGCTGCAGTTCGTAGCAAGCTCACCATCCCGCTCAACAACACATCAAGCGGCAAACGCATGATGGACTTGGGCTTCGATGGTGTGTCGCACAACGG